GGCGCGTCCACGTCGCCGACCCGGCCCCGTAGGTGCGCATGACGACAGTGCCCGCTGCGCTCGTGTGCACGACGACGCGGCGTCCGATGATCTGGCACCAGACGCGCTGCCCGACGACGGGGGCCGCACCGATCGTGTCGGGGGTGACGAGCAGGGCCGCATCGTCGCCGTCGAGACGGACCCGCAGCGGGGCCGCCTGCGTGACGGTCGCCCATCGCCACCGGTCGCCTGTGTCCTGCTCGAGCGCCCGAACGCGACCTTGCAGTGCTTGGATCGTGCCGAGGAGCCCGTCGTCTGCGTTCACAGGTCGACCACCTCCCTGAGTGTGGTGGACACGAGCCCGAGCGGGTCGAGCGGGATCGTCATGCTCTGCACGGTGTAGCGCGCGTCGATTCCCGCGGGTACCCGCCTCAGCCGGACGACGTCGTTCAGGTCGAGCGGGACGAGTGCGTGCTGCAGGTTCACGGTCGCGGTCGCGGACGACATGTCGATAAGCCGTCGCCGCGCGAGTGCGTCCAGCGCGGACTGTGACGTCGCCTCGATTCCCGTCTCGGCGTACGTGATCCAGTACCCACGCCGTGGGTACCCCCACGGGGAGTCAGGGTTCGTGTTCTCCGCGGTCGCGGTCAACGCCGGCGTGGCCCCGTCGGCGACACCGACGAGCACGACGCGGTTCGGAATGCTGTACACGTCCTGGTCGCGGGTGAATGCATCGAGGTAGATCGCGTCGTCACCGTCGAGGAACCCGTACCGGGGGTCGCGCTCCGCGGGCCGCACGTACGGCTCGGCGACGAACCGCCCGTCACCGTCCGTCGACAGCGACCAGTACCCCGCCGCGGCGAGCATGTCGTTGATGACCTGCAGGCGGGACGTCCCCGCCTCCCACACCATCCCCCCGGCGAGCGTCGCCGGGGAGTCCGTGACCGCGGCACCCGACTGCCCCGCCGCCGTGATCTGCGCGCGGACCGCGTCCGTCACGACCGTGCCCGCCGGGTACGACAGTGACGTCGGAAGCCTGTCCTGGTCGAGGGTCGTGCACATCCCCAGCAGCTCGACGGTCCACGACCGCACCCCTTCAGCCCACGCGGCGGACGGCGCGGACGGAACGAACACACCGAGCGGCCACCCGTGCCCGTTGACGTCCGCACGGATACGGACCCGCGCGGACGTCCAGTCGATCCCGTCGACGTCGACGACGTCGATACTCCCCCCGACCTTCACGGACGTCGCAGCCGACAGTGTCAAGTTCCCGCCGGTCACCCCACGGATCGGACCGAGATACTGCCCATCGGCGTCGAGGAGGTCGACCGTGAACGCCGTGGTGCGGGTCCCCGCGAACACGTCGAGGTCGGGGACCTCACTCGTCATGGTCGACCTCCTCCACGGTGAACGAGATGCCGACGAGCGTCGGCGTCTGCCACGAGTGCGACAGCTCGGGGATGATCCCGAACACCCGCCGCCCCTTCGGGTCGCGGATGCACACGACGTCCGACTCGAGCGCCGCGGTCTCCCACTCCGTCAGTGACGACGCGTCCGGGGTGAGGCGACCGTCGACGGTAAGCGTGAGGGTCGTCGCGTCCCCGATGAACGCGACCCGGCGGGGGCGGCCTGCGAACGCGTGCAGGGCCCGGGCGCGCGAGACCTTCCCCGACAGCGCGAGGTTCCCGTACATGCGGACGGTCGTCGCCCACCCCGGGCCGTAGTTCACCCACAGCCACCCCGGCTCGTCGGGCGTGATGTCGTCGGAGTCCGAGGACATCGACGACGGGACGTCCGACCATGCGACGACCCGGTAGCGGGACGGCCGGTTCAGCGGCGGGATCGGGTCCGTGAGGACCCCGTTCGGGGTGACGCCGGTCGCGATCTGCACCCACGTCGCCCCACCGTCGGTCGACCGGTACACGTCGTTCGACACGACGTCTGGTTCGCCCGACTCCCCTGCTGGGTTCTCGATGACGACATCCACGGACCCGCCGTCGCGGTTCCACACGGCACCGACGGTTGGCGGGATGGGCTCGGGGTAGTCCGCCGTGAACGGCTGCTCGGCCCACTCGGACCACATGCCTGCACCGGACTGCATGCGTGCCCGCATCGTCCACGACGACCCGTCGGGGATCGTCGTCGTGAACCACGGCGGGTACACGACGGCGGTGTCCTCGGTGACGCTCCCCGAGCGTGTCTCGACGGTCGCACCGTCGGAGTCCACGAGCTCGGTCTGCCACCCAGCGGGCAGCACACCGGCCGCCTGGTAGTACGCGACTTCGGCCGCGACGACGGGCGACGAGATGACATCCCCGGGCATCATGATCGTCGCCTGCGGCGGCTCCGACGTCCGTACGACCGCGGTCGCGGACCACGGCGACGCCGTCGGGTGCACGCCCCACGTCTGCGCCTGCCACTCGACGGTCACGTCCGGTGTGAATGTGTCGACCGCGAACGTGTGCGCGGGCGTCGACGACGTGACCGTCGCGAGGGTTGTCCACGTGGACGAACCCGCGTACCGCCACCGCAGCGCGTACTTCGTCTGCGCGGCCATGTCGACCGGGTTGTGCCGCCACCGGACTGTGACCGGTGCGTGCGCGTCGACCCACCCCGGTGTCGCGGTCGGTGTCGGTGCGTTCGGCGGTGCGTCGAGCTGCACCACACCGGACGTCGTGTACCCCGACACGAGCGACCCCTGCACGGCGCGCACCCGGTACTGGTGCGTCTGCGCTGGGTTCGGTGATGCGTGCGTGTACGTCGGTGACGCACCGGCCGCGAGCGTCGCCAACGGCGACCCGTCCCACACCCCGTCAGCGGCGTGCCAGACCTGCACCTGGCAGGTGTACGTCGACCGGTTCGACCACAGGAGCCGGATCGCCGACGCGATCTTCTCCGCCGCCAGGTTCGCCGGCGCGGCCGGTGTGGTGTACACGACCGCGGACTGCGACGACGTCGCCGTCCCGGACGCGTTGACGCCCGCGACCCGCCACCGGTATGACCGGTTCGCGGACGTGCCGGTGTCCGTCCACGACTGCCCACCGGTCGTCGAGGCACCACCGAGGGTCGCGACGGTCGACCACACACCGGTGACGATGTCGAGCCGCTGCACGAGCTGCGACGTGTACGGAGCGGTCGCTGACGCGGCCCGCGTCCACGACACGGTGTGCGACGTGTCCGCCGTGCGGGATACCGTCACACCGGTCGGCGCGGACGGGGCCGCGGGCGCGGTCGTGAACGAACGCGCCGACGACCACGCACCCCACCCGACGGAGTTCCGGCCGCGGACCCTCGCGTAGTACGCCGTCTGCCCGGACAGACCGGACACGGTCTGCGGGGTCGACGCCGACGACGAGTCGTACACGGGCGACCCGAACCCGGACGACGTCGACACCTGCAACTGCCACGCCGTGATCGGCGCGCCGTTGCCCTGCGTCGACGACGACGTCCACGCGAGCTTCGCGCTCGACGCGGTGATCGCCGACACCGTCGGCGCGGACGACGCGGACGGGACGAGCGCGGGGACCGCCCACCCGGCCGTCACAGTCGGGCGGGCGGTCGACGACGAGAACAGGCCGGACAGTGTGAGCTTCACACTGCCGGACGTGCCGCACGCCGCGGAGAAGGTCTTCGTCGCGATGAGCTGTGCCGCGCCGTTCGGGGTCGTCATCGAGTAGTTCTGCGTCCCGGTGACGGACCCCGCGAACGTCGCTGTCTGCGTGTCGTCGACGCTGTTCGCGTCGGTCTTCACGTAGTACCGGCACGTCACGGTCGTGCCGGATACCGACACGTCGATCCCGGCGTAGAAGATGCCGTACCCGGCACCTGCACCCGACCCCCACACGACAGCCACGGTTCAGCCCATCCTCTCGGTCGTGCGGGCGAGCGCGACGGCCCGCTGGACCTGCCGCGACGACGCCGCGACGACGCCGAGGTGGTCCGCGATGCGTCGTGCGAGGTCGTCGATCGTCGACGCGGACAGGTCGATCGGCCGGTCCTGTCGTGCGGTCTGCGCGGGGTTGAGGACCATCTCGGGTCGTCCCGTGAGGTTGCGCACGAGGGTGTCCCCCGGGGGCAGGACACCGCCGGTGTCGTATGTCCCGACCTTCACGCCCTTGGACCGCAGGAACGCGGCCGGGTCGGTCGTCGTCCCGCCCTTGTGGACCTCGAAGTGCAGGTGCGTGCCGGTCACGTTCCCCGTCGCGCCCTGCGCTCCGATGTGCTGCCCGGCCTTCACGCGGTCCCCCGGGGACACCACGACCCCGTTCACGGGGTTGTGCATGTATCGCGTCTTGATGCCGTCGCCGTGGTCGAGGAGGATGCCGATGCCGGATCGCGCGCCGAAGACGTTCCACCCGGTGCGCTCGACCGTCCCGGCCGCTGCCGCGTACGTGGGACCGCCGCCGGCGATGTCGATGCCCGCGTGGAACGTCGACGCCCCGGAGAGAGGTGCCTTCCGCGCCCCGTAGCCCGAGGTGATGGGTCCACGGGACGGCAGCGACCACGCACCGTTCGCCCCGGCGATGTCGTCGACGAGGCCGACGACCTTCCGGGCGAGCGCGGCCACGGACTGCAGCGGCAGCTCGGACAGCATCGTGCCGACGTCCCCGCCGCCGATGTTCTTCAGCATCGCCCGCACAGGCTTCTCGATGAGCTCCTTGATGCCCTCGAGTGGGTTCGCGAGGAACGCGCCGACGTTCACGACGGCGTCCTTGATCGACGACCCGACGGACGACAGGAAGTGCCCGACGCCGGACGCGGCGGACCCGAGCCACCCGAACACACCACCGCCGGCGAAGGCTTGACGGCCGAGCGCCCCGGCGATCGCCGCGGCGTTGAGCGCCTGCACCCCGGCGGGTCCACCGACGGCCCGCGTGAACTCGGGCCGCATGATCGCCTCACCGCCGGACAGGTCGAGACGACCACCGGTCGGTGACACGAACTTGTGCACGTCACGCCCGGGTGTCCACCCGGGCAGGACCCCACCGGTCGCGAAGTGCAGCGGGGTGATCGTGGGAAGGCGCAGTGACAGGCCGACGGACGACGCGATCTTGTCGAACGTCCCCTTGATGCCCTTCGTGTACACCGTCTCGATGACGAAGTTCACGGGCTTCGCCGCGGCCTCCTTCACCTTGTCCCACGCGGCACCGATGACGTCCTTCGCTGCACCGAACGCGTCGCCGATCTTCCCGACGGCGTTCTTCAGCGGGTCGACGACGTGGTCGACGATCCAGTCGAACCCGGCCTTCAGCCCGGACTTCACGCTTCCCCAAGCGTCGAGGACGGCGTCCTTCACCCGGTTGAACTTCTCGCGGATGTTGTCCCACGCGTTCGCGTAGGCGTTGACGACGTTCTCGCGAATCCAGTCCCACCCGGCCTTCAGTCCGGACTTCACCCGACCCCATGCGTCGAGGACCGCGTCCTTCACCGCGACGACCTTGTCCCACATCCACTGCCACCCGGCGACATACGGGGTGACGACGTGGTCGACGATCCACTGCCACCCCGCCTGCAGCCCGTCGCCGAGAGCGGACCATGCGTCACCGATCGCGTCCTTCGCGGTGGTGAACGCGTCGACGATCCACTGCCACCCGGCGACGGCACGCTGCACGACGTTCTCGTCGATCCACTGCCACCCGGCCTGCAGGGTGTCCCCGAGCCACGTCCACGCGGTCGTGATCGCGTCGACGGTCGCCTGCCATGCGGTCGACAGTGCGGAGGTGAACGACTCCCAGATCTGCCTGCCGGTGTCGGTCTGCGTGAAGAAGTACACGAGCCCGGCGACGAGCGCGGCGATCGCGGTCACGACGAGCATGACCGGGTTCGCGCTCATCACGACGTTGAACGCGAGCTGTGCCGCCTTCGCGGCGTTCGTCGCGACGGTCCACGCCGCGGTCGCGAGCTTGTACGCCCCCCAGATCGCGACGACCGTGCCGACCGTCACCCCGACGGCCTTCAGCCAGTCCTGGTTCTTCTGCACCCACTCGACCGTCGACTTGAACCCGGGAACGAGCTTGTCCGTGATGAACCCGCCGAACGCCTCGAACGCGGGACCGACACGGTCGATGACCTCACCGCCGATGTCCTTCAGGACGGGCAGGCCGGTCTCCCGCAGCCACGACATGCCCTCACCGATGAGCCCGAAGACACGGGACGCGATCGGCTCGACCTGCACGAGCACGTCGTTCTTGAACATCTCCCACGCCTCGGCGAAGTCGTGAGTGTCGGCCGCGGCACCGAGGATCGTGTCGGACGACGCACCGGACGCCGCGGACAGGTCATCGAGCGCGAGCGCACCGGACTGCAGTGCACCGATGAACTGCGTCGCGCCACGCGTCCCGAAGACCTGCGCCGCGAGGTCCAGTGCGGACGCCTGGTCGCCCGCATCGATGAACCCACCGATCTCGTCGACGACCCGCTGGAACGCGGCGGCGGGCTCCTCCCCGTCCTTCGCGAGGGTCACGAGACCCTTCGACATCGCCGCCATGATCGCCTGCGAGTTCAGACCGGCCTGGTCGAGGTTGCCGATCATCGCGGCGGCGTCGTCGTACGAGAACCCGAGCGCCTGCACTGCCGGGGCCTGCGCCTCGAGCCGCTGCGCGAGGTCGTTCATCCCGATGCCGGTGGCCTGCGACACCCGGAACAGCGAGTCGAGCGCAGCAGACGTGTCCTCACCGGACACCTGGAACGCGTTCAACGACCCAGTGACGGTGTCGAGGTTCAGCGCCTCGCCGATCATGTTCCCGGCCTCGACGACCTGTGATGCGACGGTCTCGAGGGTGCTGCCCGTCAGCCCGAGCCGCTGGTGCAGCCCGGCGACGGCGTCCGTCGCGGTCTCGAAGTCCGTCGGGACGGACGTCGCGACCGTCTTGACCGAATCCTCGAGCGCGGACAGGGCTGTGCCCGTCGCACCGGTCTGCGTGCGGATTGTGTCGGACACGTCGTCGAACGTCGCGCCGACGTCGTACAGGCCCTTCCCGGCGGCGACGACGGCAGCGAACGCGGCGGCGGTGGCGACGGCACCGGTCTTGAGCGTGTCCTTCAGGTCACCCCACGCGGCGCGCTGCTCCTCGGCCCGGTCAGTCGTGTCCTTCATCCCGGACGCGAGGTCAGCCTCGGCAGACTCGAGCTGGTTCGTCGCTTCCGTCGCTTCGTTCGCCGCGGCACGCAGCGCGGTCTCAGCGTCGACGACGCCCTTCGCGGCGGTCGCCTCCTTGTCGCGTGCGACCTCGAGCCGCAGCGACGCGGCCTCCGCACGGGCCGACCCCTCCCCGTATTTCGCGATCGCGTCCGACAAGGACTGCTCGGCGAGCAGGGTCCGCGCCGCGGCCTCCCGCTGCGAGTTCCGCGCCTTCCCGATCGCGACGGTCGCGTCGTCGACGGCCTTCCGTGCCCGCTTCTCGTTCTTCTCCAGCTCGGCAGCGACACCTGTCGCCGCGCCACCGGCGCTGTTCCCGAACGCCTTGCCCCAGGCCGAGCCGGACGCCTTACCAGCGTCCGCCCCGGCCTGGGTGGTGCCCTGCTGAAGCTTCCCAGCGAAACCAGCGAGGGACGGCAGCACGTCGATCCAGACCACGTCACCCGACACCGGGGGCCTCCTCTCGGTCGCGTGCGAGCACCGCGAGCAGGCCCGCCTCGGACTCGCGTTCGTGTCGTGTGCCGTGTGCCCGCCGCTTCGCGGCCTTCCGCTGGTACACGGTCGGCGTAGGCATGGGGATCGGCTCGACATCGACTGGTGGTGTCCCCGCCGGCCGGTGAACGTTCATGTACCCGGCGGCGATGTGCCGCAGGGTCGTAGCGACGTCCGCGAGGAGGCGTTCGCGGTCGCCCCACGGCCCGCCGACGATCCGGCCGATCGGGGTCGTCTGGTCCATCGCCAGCCCCTGCACCATGACGCGGAGCTGCCGGAACGTGATGACCCCTTGGCAGAACTCCGCCAGGGGGTCACGTGGTGCGTACGTCTGCAACAGCGACGCCTCGACCGCCTCGGGCTCCGGCCCGAGGAGGTCACTCAGCCGCTGTAGCGGAAGTTTCCCAGGCGCTCCCGGGCGTCCTGCGTCTCGACCGCGAAGATCGCGGCGAGGTCCGTGAGGGTGTTTCCGGACCGGAGCCACAGGTCGAGCTGGTCCTCGGCGGTCCGGTCGGGGTGGTGCCCGAGGACCACAAGCGCGACGGCCCGGTCGGGGTCGTCCGCGGTCCGCGCGTTGTTGAGCTGGTCGGGGTAGGGGTCGCCGTCGGGCAACAGCAGCGGGAGGCGGATGTACACGCAGTCCCCGTCGCCGTTGACCTCGACCTCGACGAGCCCGTCGGGGCCGAGGACGTTCTCGGCGAGCTGAGAGCGGAACCGGTCGGCGCGGATGCGGCGTCGCTTCGTCATGGTGGGCGTTTCCCTTCGGTTGGGAGTTGGTGGGAGTTGACAGGCCGGGCGGGACCACTCCCCGGAGTCCCGCCCGGCCTGGTTCAGATGGTGACCCGCGCGTGCGGGTCACCGGTCATGGCTCGGGGTCCTCGACGGGCTCGATGCCGAACCCGGGGCCGTTCTCGTTCGTGATCTGCGCGGTACCCGTCGCCGGGTCCTTGAAGATGCCGAACGTGAAGCCGATCGTCTCCGGGTTCGCGCGGGCGAGGGTTCGGTCGGTGGTCGACGTGACCTTCGCGTACGGGTGGTACTCGACCCGGTAGAACGCCTGGTCGCCGACACCGTCGGCAGCGAGGAGCCACAGCCGGTAGTACGGGAAGTCGACGAACTCGCCGTCGTCGAACGACCACGGGGCCTTCGCGGATGCCGGGAAGTCAGACACCTGCTTGCCCTCGTACACGGCTCGAACCCATGCGTTCGTCGCCTCACCGAACGAGCAGGCGAGGGTCTTCACGACCGACTCGAGGTCGGACCGGACGGGGTCGACCCACTGCAGCATCGTCGTGTCCGTCGCGGACACGGCCTTGCCCTGGGTGACGCCGTCGGTCGTGATGAACCCGAGCTGCTTCGCGGTCTCCGGCAGCACGGGCAGGCCGTTCTCGTCGTAGAACGAGTCGGGCACGGGCTCGCTGTAGTCCTGCACGGCCACGAGCACGCGGCCGAACTTGCGGATCAGGGAGTTGTCGACGGCCAGCAGATCGCCGAACGCGTCAGCCATGATGGTCTCCTTCGGTGCGTCCGGCCGCTGCGGGCCGGTGGGGTGATGGGTGGGGAGTGTCAGGCCGTGCGCATCGGGCGGACGGTCAGGGTGAACGTCGCGCGCGCGCGACGTCGTGTGGGGTCGGGCGGCGGGTCGGAAGCGAACCCGAACGCTGTGGCAACGTCATCGACGTACACGCCGGTCGTCGCGTCGGCGGACGCGAGCGCGTCCATCGCTGACTCGACGTCAGCGGCGAGGTCCCACATCGCGGGGCGGGTGGGTGCGGTGACGGTGACCTCGATGTCGACGTCCCGGTCCGCCCCTTGCCCACCGCCGCCAACCCGCTCGACCGTGACGTAGGCGGCTGGCATCGTCGAAGCCGACTCGGTGTACACCAGGTGCCCGGTGACGTCGCCGAGGTACCGGCCGACGGCCCGCTCGAGGTTCACCCACCGCCGCGTCGGGTCAGCCACTGGACGCCCTCCTCAGCACGGCGCGCGGCGTGAGCTTCGCCCCGGCATCGGCAACGCGCGCGTCCTGCGGCATGTCCGCCATGACCCGCGCGTACGGTCGCCGCATCCCGCCCGTCGCCTTCGTGCCCGGCCTCGTACCGCTCTCTGTGGTGAGCCGCGCCGCGAGCTGGGATGCGCCCGCGGTAGCGGCGACCCGCACGGCGCGCGGCAGGATGAGTCGCGCCCGCGCGTTGAGCGCTTCCCGGACCTGCGCCGAGTTGAGGGCCTGCTCGGTCGGTGTCATCTTCCGGTCACCCACGGGTCACACCCCCGACCATGCGACGAGCCGTACCTCGGTGTGGTCGAGCGCCCCGCCGACGTAGTGAGCGGGCGCACCGTCGACCTGGTAGACGGCACCGTCGCGGGGACGCTCGATGATGTCCCCCGCGGAGACCCACTCGGCGAGCGGACCAGACGCACGCAGCCCGACGGTGACGACCTCCCGGCCGTTGCGTTCTTCCGTCGTCCCGGACTGCTGCACATTGCAGGGACCCCACGGTCGTGTCGTGGTCGTGACGACCGGCACCCCGTCGGAGTCCGGGATGCCGGTCGTCACGAGACACACGGTCAGCACCTCGCGGTGCAGGGTGCTCATGCGTCGTCACCGGCGAGCCGGTACCGGTCGACGACGTCGACCCACCGCTGCGTGACACCGGTCGACGCGGTCGCGAAGTACGCAACCGACTCTGACCCGGACCCCCGCGACGCGATCGCCGGTTCGACGTTGTACGTCTGCTCGGCCTGCTCGAGGACCGCGTCCTGGATGTCCCCGGGGACCACGTCCCACCCATGGGTGTACGTGACCTCGACGACGTCGAGCTCGTCGGGCCACACGTGCCCGGCGGCGCGCCGCATGATCCCCGACCACCGTGACCACGTGTAGTCGGCGTCGATCAGTGCGGCACCGTCGACGACGACGGATGTCACCGCGACGACGGGTCGCGCCGGCAGCAGTAGCCGACGCGACCCGTCCCCGGTGAGCGTGACGACGTCGTCGTCGACGCGGAGCACGGGGTACCCGATTGCACCCTCGAGGCGGCTACTCGCCCGCCTCAGCGCCAGCAGCAGCCCCGCGTCGGCCGCGTCGACGTGGAGCCGTTCGGCGAGGTCCGCCGGGCTCGCCAGCAGCCCCGTCGTCGGCGTGCTCATCGGTTCGCTCACCGTCGTCCTCCTCCGGCTCGTCGTGCACGTCCGGCGTCGAGTCAGCGTCCTTGGGCTCGTGCGGCCCGGCGGGCTTCACACCCGCCGGGCCGGTGAACCCGAGGCGGCGGGCGTCGTCGGCGGTGTAGCGGACACCCCCGACGACGACCATGCCGCTACCGAGCCGCGAGCGGACGGCGCTCACTCGTCGTCCTCCTCGTCGGGCACCTCGACGGACGCCGAGCCGGCACCGACGAGGAGGCGGGCGGGCTCACGCACGAGCAGCAGCTCGCGCACCTCGGCACGCAGGTACACGAGGTTGTTCCGCGCGTCGTCCTCGTTCTGGTTGAACGCTTCGACGGCAAGGCCGTGACGCTCGAGGAGCTGGATCGACCGGAAGTCACCGGCGAGGAAGACTCCCGGGTCGAGCTTGGGCGACACGACGCGGGGACGGCCCCACAGGGTCGCCGGACCCGACCCGAACGGTCCGCCGGAGTAGTAGCGGCCGTTGTCGTCGGCGAGGAGGTCCAGCGCCTCGTCGTCCTCGGGCGACAGGATGAACGCCTGAACGTCCGTCTCCGACGTCTCCCGGAGCGTCGTGATCGCCTTCCGCGTCGTGGTGACGAAGTCGGTGTCGAACGCCTGGCTCAGGGTGCCGGAGGTGTTGAGGATGCCGCGCGGCTCGTTCGTGCCCGAGCCGTTGAGCACGAGGTCTTCGATCTTCGACCAGATGTTCCGGGCGAGGACCGAGTTCAGGAGCGACGCGATGAGACCGTCGTCCTCGAGCTCCTGGTTCGTGACCTTGAAGCCGTCGGCGATGACGTGCGCGATCGCCTGCGCCGTGTCCGTCGAGAGCGTCGACAGCGGCTTGAGGCCCTTCTCCGGCACGACCGCAGCGGCGGACGTGACAGCGATGAGGCGACGGAACTCGACGTACGCGGACGCCGTGGTGCCGCGCGTGATGAGGTCGAGCAGCGTCGGCCGCTTCGGGTACGTGATGTCGAGGATGCCCGGCTGACGCTCGTACTGGATCGCGCCACCGAGGCCGGTGCTGATCGGGTCCGCGTCGCCCGCTGCCTTCGCGACGAGACCGCCGAGGGCGGCGGTCTTGAAGCGCACGGGTCCACCGTTGACGCCCTGCGGGTTCGCCTTGCGGTGCGCGCGGTATGCGCCCGACGTGACGAACCGGTCACCGATACCGCCGGTCGCCTGGCTGTCGTCGTCCTCGTCGGCCGACTTCTCCGCGGTCTTGCCGACGCCCGCGGCGCGCAGCCGCGACGTCGCCGCGTCACGCTTCGTGATGTGCTCCTTGAGCTCGCCGATGCGCTTGACGACCTCGTCGGCACGGTCCGCGTCCTCGGCGGTGAACGCCTCCGGGGACGTGTTGGCCTTCTCGAGGAGGGTGACGCGCTCGGCGTCCAGAGCCTCGAGCTCCTTCTGCGGGTCCATGTGGCCCCTGCCTTTCTGTGTCAGGCGAGCGCGAGCCGCGCCTTCGTGGTGGAAATGACGAAGCCCACGGCGGGTGCCGTGGGCTCCTGGGTTCCGTCCGCGTCAGCGTCCGGGGTCTTCGCGGCGGACGGCGGGTCGTCCGCCTTCTCCTCGTCGGGCTCGGTGATCGTCTCGACGGCGGCGAGCAGGTCGGTCAGCGACCCGATCGCGGACTTCAGCGCATCGACGTGCTTCTGCGCGAGGACGCGCCCTTCCTTGCGGGCGACGTCGAGCGCAGCGACCGTCGCAGCCTTCACGCCCAGCAGCTCGGTCTCATCGTTCGCGCCCTTGAAGCACGGACCCGCTTCCCACAGGTCGACCGACCGAATCTCGTACCACCAGTCGTCGTCAGTCTCGACCCATGCGCCCTCGGTCACCCGGCCGGACCACGAGAACTCGGTGACGAGCCCAGCAGCCATGAGCGCCCGCACGTTCTGCGCGCGCGGCGTGTCGAGGAACGTCGCGTGGAACACGAGCCCGTCGTCGGTCTGCTCCGCGGTCGCCGATCCGAGGATCGCGCTGTCGTCGTGGAACTGGTGCGCCCACAGGACGGGGAACACGTCACGCGCCGCGAGCGCGGCCGTGAAGGCACCGGGGATGACGATGTCGCCCTGCGAGTCCTCGTTCCCGAAGACCGCGACGAGTGCGTCGAACCCGCCGGGCCCGTCGCCTGCCGCGTCGACCTTCGTCACGGTCACCCGTGCGGTCTTGCGGACCACGGTCCCCGCACGGTCGACCTTCGTCGTCGCACCCATCGTGCTGTCTCCCGTCGTCATGGTGTGCCCCACGCGGGGTCGTTGTTCGGTGCCGTGTCCGCGGGTGATGCGAGCCCACCTTCGGACACGTTCTTCGGGACGATGAGCTCGTCTGTCCCGTCGACGTACGGCAGGTTCTGCCGTGCACGTGCCTCGGACCGCAGGAGCCACGGGCCACCCGTCGACCGGGACAGCACCTCGGCCTGCTCGGCGAACGAACCGGCGAGCGCGGCGTCGCGTGCGAACTCGCCGTACCCGCCGGCGGGTGCGAGCGCCGGGATGATCCGCGCGTTCCACGCCGCCTCGTACCGGGTCATGTACGGGCCGAGCGCGGGACCGTACAGCATCTGCCGGAACACTGCGATGGACGCGAAGTTCCCGGCGCGGGCACCGACGAGCTCCGGCGGGATGTAGTACGTCGACGACACCTCAGCGTCGGTGAGCTGACGCCCGACGAGGTCGTCCGCGTCCGACGGCTTCGGTCGCGCGATCGCCTGGTAGGTGACCCCGTCCTCGAGCAGCGGGGTACCGCCTGCCTTGGTGTCGCGGTACTCGCGCCACGACTCGAGGAGCCGTTCCCGGTTCTGCCGCTGCAGCACCTTGTCGGTCTGCAGGAGCCCGGAGATGCGCGCGGACTCGTCCCACCACTCGCGGCGCGACTGCACTGCCCGCGCCTGCTCGGTGAGCAGATCGGAGATGGTGGTCAGTGGCGACACGCCGCCTTCCCGGTCCCCGGCCCACCCGGCGTCGTACGCGACGGTCGCGTCGGTGACGTCGACGAGCCCTTCGACGGTCCGGACCCGCAGGGCGGTGAGCCCACCGAGGAAGTCGGCCTTCACGTCGAGCAGACCGGCGGGGATACGCCGCAGGACGCCGTCGACGAGGACCACGCACCACCGGTCGTACAGCATCCAGTCGACGATCGTGTCGTGCACGAGCCGCGGGCCGGTGACGAACGGGGCGGGCTGCCGCAGCAGCGTCTCGGACTCGACCGACCGCTGCCGGTCGGTGTCGTCGACCCGCACGTACACGTGCATCGGGACGGCCGCGATGTTCCGGGCGACGAACCCGACGACCTTCCGCAGCGACGGCTGCGACTTCCACACCCGCAGCGGGTTCATGCGGTGCGGGATCGCGAGGTCCGACATCGGGGTCGGCGGGTCAGCGACAGGGAACGGGAGGCGGTCGCCCCACGTGTCGGCGGACTGTGCCCGCCCGTCACCCCACGTGATCGCGTTGCCGCCAAGCCAGGACGGGGAGTCAGCCACGGGTGACCTCCTGCGCGAGCAGCACCGACCGGTGCGGGATCAGCACTGGACCTGCAGCAGGCACCGGGCCCTGTCCGGTCATCGCGTCCACGTCGACGAGGCGGATGACCCGCCACCGCCACGCCCGCGTCACGACACCACGCACGACGGTCCCGTCGATGAGCGTCACGAGGACGGTCGCCCGACAACGCAGCCTCACGACGGCCACCCCCTTCACGCGACGGACATACCGTCGGCGTACGCGTCAGTGGCACCGCCCTCGGCGATGCACTCGGACATGGCGGTCACGAGCGCGGACCAGCCGTCGATCTTGTTCCCGCTCGTCCCGCCGGACTTCTTCGACGGCTTCACGTTCCCGGCTGCGTCGAACTCGACCGCGAGGTTGTCGGTCATCCACCGCATGACGGGGTTCCCCCCGTGCCGGAGGACCGGACGACCGGCGTGCTCACCCTGCAGCAGCAACCGCTGGCACTCCTTCATCGGCTGCGACAGCGACAGGAACCCCTGCCTGACCTTCACCATCGGCATGCCGTACCCGTCGGCGAGCGTGTTCACGAGCTGCGTCGCCCCGTACGGGTCGTACCCGAACGACCTGATGTCGAACGTCTCGGCGTCCTCGACGAGCTGCGACTCGATGTAGTCGTAGTCCGTCACGTTCCCCGGTGTCGTCTCGAGCCACCCATCGGTGACCCACCGGGACGCCGCACCGTTCGTCCGCCGGTCCAGCGACTCGACGTTGTCTTCCGGGGTCCAGAACCTCCACAGCGCGGTGAACGTCCCGTCCCCCATCGGGAACAGGTGACACACCGCGGACAGGTCGGACACGGATGCGAGGTCGAGCCCGGTGTAGCACGACATGCCCTCGAGTTCGGACTCGTCGTCGATCACCCCGGCGTTCGCGTCCCACGTCGACATGTTCACGAACCGTGTCTCCTGCTTGGTCCGCACGTTCAGGTTCAGTCGCAGGAACCGCGCGAGCTGCGCCGGCGACGACCGCGCCTTCTGCGCCTCCGTCTCCATGAACTCCCGCGTCGGGGACACCCCGTACCCGGGGTTCGCAGCCGCCCACGTCTCCTCCGCGTACGGGTCGTCGGACCGGCGCGCACCGAACACGACCCCGTACTCGGTGTGCGAGACGACCGTCCCCTTCGCGATCATCTCGATCCGCGCCCGCCGGTCCGCGTACACGGTGAGGTCGCCACCGTCGTCGGCGGTCGTGATGATGATGCCGAGCGGCTGCGACCGTGCACCGACACCCGACTCGAGCGCGTCGATCACCTCGGACGACTTGTGCACGTGCAGCTCGTCGACGATGTACCCGTGCGGGTTCGTGCCCTGCAGCAGGTCACCGACCGACGCGACCGCCTTCATGAACGACTGGTCGATCGGCTTCACGATCTCCTTCGTGAGCGACCGGATGCCCGCCGCCTTGAACGCAGGCGAGTGCTCCGCAATCAACTTCGCCGGCCGGTACGCGTTCCACGCCTGCTCCTTCGACCCGGCCGCGGCGTACACCTGCGCACCGGGCTCACCGTCCGCGAACGCGAGCACGAGCCCGAGCCCGGACGACAGGGTCGTCTTCCCGGCCTTCCGCGGGACCTCGACCCACGCGGACCGGATGATCCGCACCACGTCACCCGAGCTGTCACGGTGCACCCACCCGAACACCGGCGCGAGGACGTAAGCGATCTGCCACACGTCCGGGACCAGTGGGCGGCCCGCCCACTTCCCCTGCGTGTGCCGCAACATCGACAGCGCCGCGATGACCTTGTCGACCCGCACCGGGTCGAACCACGCGCCCTCGACGTCCCGCGGTTCCGGTGTGCGCCACAGCGGCTCGACCGTCTCCGGCAGGACGTACCCGCGGTCGTCGAGGTACCACAGCACCTCGGGTGACAGCGGCGCGGACCACGTCTCCTCGCGTTCGACGACACGCCTACGCGAACGGGTTGTGCGCCCCACCTCCGGCCTCCTTGTCGCCCAGCGGGACACGTGCCCGCGAGACGAACGTGAGCCCGAGCTGCTTCGCGAACTCGAGGAACGCGGTCGAATGGTCCCGGAACACCTGCGACGCTGGGTTCTTCATCACCCGCTGGTTCTTCTTGTCCTCCTGCGTGACCGCTGACCGCATGAGCGCGTTCGACGCACGGACCGCGGCGAGGTAGTGCCGGAGCGCGAGCTCGAGCGTCGCGGCATCGCACCGAGCGATGAGACCGGCCGCGTCGAGCGCGTCGACGATCTCGTCCCACATCGGTTCAGCGGCCTTCGGAAGTCCCGCCGGCTTCACCGGTCGCTGCGGCCGGATCGCCGTGTGCGCGGTCGTCGGGCCGGGGTCACCGTCGACGACGACCTCCCCGTCTGCGACGACCCGCAGAGGCGGCAGCTTCAACGGTCCGCGTTCACCCACGGTGGACACCGCCTCCCTGCGGATAAACGGGTCGGCAACCCTCAGCGGCACGCGCCGAGGGTCGGCGGCGCGGTTTTGGCCCACCGGGTGAAGTTCGCGACACCCCTAGGGGGTGGGCGTGTTTCACCCGGTGGTGTGGTTGTTGGTTCAGCCGTTGGTCGCGGCAGTGGTGATGTGTCGGACCATCTCGGGGATGTCGTGCCCGGGGTTGTGGATCGCGGTCACGACGAGTGCGGCGACGTCGACGGTGACGGTCGCCGGTGTGGCCGGGGGTGGGGCGGTGGTGGGGTGCTCGGTCGCGGTAGGGGTCGTGTCGTCGTCCCATGCGAGGGAGTACGCGGCACGGTCGAGCTCGGTGAGGATCGCGTCGGCTTCGGTGTCGGACAGCATGACGCCGGTGTGTCGCCCGAGGACCGTGTCGACGGCGTCGCGGACGGCGGCGATGTGGTCGGGGTGGTGGGTGGTGTCGGTCATCGGCGGGGTGTCCTTCGGGTGATGCCTTGGTGGCAGTGGTGGCAGAGGCCGCGGCCGTTGGTCGGGTCGGTGTGTGCGCCGCCGTGCGCGATGGGGACGATGTGGTCGGCCTCGGTGGAGGGGGCACCGCATGGGCTGTGGTGGGTGGTGCCGCACTGTCCGGTGCATACGCATCGGGGGTCGCGGGTGAGGACGGCGTCGTGGAAGCGTCGGCGGTCGGCGCGGGTGAGGGTGCGGGTGTTCGCTGAGGGGTTCTCCCACGGCTTGCGTTGGTGGTCGGGGCAGCGTCCGTGTTCGGTGGTCAGTGCATGGCAGCCGGGGGCTGGGCAGCGTTCGGGGCGGGCGGTGGGCATGAGGGCGGTGCGCCTCCCCTGGGTGGTGCGGGGCCCGCGGTGCCCGCCTGGACCCCTCACAGTCGGGCGGGCACCGCGGGTGTTGGTCGCTCCTGGTTGTCACGTCGGGTTGTGCGGCCCGGGACGGGAGCGGTTGGGGAGGGTGTTGAGTCCTCGACCCTGGTGTGGGTACACGTGTCCCACTGCGGACGAGTGTTCACTAGACGCTCGTCTTCGTCAACTAGACGCGCCAGGGCGGCGAGCGGCGATGGTGTCGGCGACGCGGGTGACCTCGTTGAGGTCGTAGAGGGTGCGCCGGTGGTTGTCGGTGCCGTGGCGTGCGATGCGGCCTTCGTGTGCCCAGCGTCGGATGGTGCCGGGTGGGACGTTGGCTGCGACGGCTGCGGCGCGGGTGTCGATGAGGGTCGACGCGTTCTGCAACTTGGGTTGCATCCTCTCTCGTTTGCAACTATAGTTGCACTCATGAGGTTCACGCGGAGCGCCGACAAGCACGGGGTCAGCCACACTGACGCCGAGCACGCGCTCCGCAACTACGTCCGGGTCTTCGACCAGGGCGAGGTCGTGATGTTCATCGGCCCCGCCGCGGACGGCGCGATGCTTGAGGTCGGCGTGGTCGAGGACGACGAGGACCCCCGGATCATCCACGCGATGCCCGCGCGTCGGAGGTTCTGGCCGTGAGCGAGAGGAAGGGGCGGTGACACCATGAAGGCAGTCCGGAACACCAGCAAGACGAGCACCGGTGCACGCATCGGGGCCAAGACCGTCAGCACCGAGATGGGGCGCGTGCGTGCGCTTCGTCGCACGGGTGACCGCAAGGGGGTCCCCGACGACGACCCCGATGCCGCTCTGCTCGCGCGGCTCGAGCAGCTCGATCCCGCGAGCACGGCCGTGCGGGACCGCTCTGCCGTGGCCGGTATCGAGCAGGCGGTCGCCGAGCGGGTCGCCGCCGAGGGGGCCGTTGAGTCCGCCGTGCGAGACGCTCGCGCGAAGGGCGTGACGTGGACCGAGATCGGCGCGGCGCTCGGGGTCACGCACCAGGCCGCGATCAAGCGGTACAGCGCGCGCGTCTAGCGGACGCTGCTCACAGCCCGGCGTGGTTGTAGACGTCGTCACAACGTCTGCGCCTTGTCTTCGCAGGAGCACACCGTGCGGCCGTCGCGGATGACGAGGCGGTCCCACGCGTGGAACGGGCAGGGCTCCGGCAGCGTGTGCGGGGCGTGCTCGCGGGGACCTCCGCGGGTTCCGTCGTAGCCGTGGCGGCTGTTCCCGATCACGGCGAGCGTCCCGCACGCGAGGCACCGGATGACCCGCCAGTCGTGGGGTTCGTCGACCTCGCCGACCATCGCCGGGTTCCCCGTGCCAGGGCAGCGCTTCGGGGTGCGGTACTTCGTCTGCGAGTCCGGGACGAACACCACAGCCCCGTCGGCCGCGCGCGTGACCGTTCCGCCGTGCCCCGCGCCGAGCGCACGGCCCTCGCACGGCCCGCACACCGGCAGGCCGTCCGTCGGCTCGGCGTCGTCGGTCTCGAACCGGTCACCGAACACGGTGAGTACCTGCCCGCACCACAGCTGCCACGTCGGGACGCCGTTGTGTCGGGCGTGGATCACGCCCGAGCGGGGGCGGTGCCAGCGGGTCATGCCGAGCCCGCGCACGAGCCGCGGGCCCTCGGCGACGGGCACGTCGCCGCGTGCGACGCTCCCGCGGTTGTGGGGCGGCTCGAGCGGTACCGGGCTCACGCGTCGAAGTCCTCGCTGGGCGGGCTGGGATATGTGGCGAGTCGGTCGTAGTGCCGGCGCGTGACCGCCCGCGGCACGGGCCGCCACTCGAGCGCGTGCGGACGATGCCCCGTCCCCCACCGGAATCGCGGCTGTCGAACGGGTCGCACGACCCACACGGCCCGACACGCCGGGCAGTCCCACGTGCTGCCCTCGGCTGGTGTCACCCGTGGGGCGGTCGCCACGCGCTGCCCGCCGGGGAGCGCGACCGGGTACGTCGGCGGGGCGCAGCGGTGCGACTCAGCCGGAGCCTCGGGGGGGCAGGAGGGGGGTCATCTGGTGTGTCGTCCTCGTCGTTTGTCGGTGAAGGTGGGTCGAGCTCGACGTACGGGGTCACCTCGATCCTCAGTACGGCGAGGGCGACCAGGAGGTCGTGCTCCACCTGCTCGGCGACTGACGCGGCCGTGTCATGAGGGGCCCCTTCATAGACGTCCGTCTACGGTTGCTGGGCGGTCGGGGCGTGGTGGTGCGGGCCCGCCACGCCCCGACGTGGTTGGTCGGGTCAGGCGGGCCAGCCGTTGAGGATCGGGCAGGGCTCGTCCGCCAGTCCGGTGGTGATCTGCCGCAGGACGTCCGCGAACGCGGCCTCGAGGACCTCGTCGGGGCGGTCGAGGATGTACCCGATGTACAGGTGACCGCCGTCGACGCGGGTCCGCAGGCGTGCGGTGATCTGGTACGGGGCGGAGCCCTCGAAGGGTGCGAGCGCGAGGGTGAACGTCTCGGGGACAGCGAGGTCACCCTTCTTGCCGGCGGACGATGCGACCGTCTCCCGGTACTCGAGGACCGTCTGCCCGTCGGACAGTCGCTTCGCGGACTCGAACTCGACGGACTTCGTCGCCTTGAACGTCGACGCGATCTCGAGCAGCGTTCCGCCAGCGGGGTCGATGACCTCGGCCTGACGGGTCTCGATGTGCTCGGCGAACTCTTCCTGCCCGACGAGGCGTCCGTCGAGCTTGAGCCATGCGTCCCACGCGGTGGTCGTGCGGAGCTTGAGGGTCGCACGGTGATCGGCGTGCCCGGGGTTGCCGTCGCGGGTCGGTGCGTCGCCGTTGATGACGGCGAGCACCGCTCGTTCCTTCACGTCGGCCCACACCTCGGTGTCGGTGCCGCCGTGGCGGGTGACGTACGCAACGAAGCTCTCGGCGTCTCGCAGGGTCCGGGAGCCCTTCTTGCGTGCCGCGTGCTCGTGCTCGTGCTGCCAGGACAGCTCGGCCGTGTCGAGCACGGTCGTCTGCCCGGTGATCGGGTTCGTGACCGCCCACATGCGTCCGTGGCTGTCGAGCGGCGCGGGCTTGGCGATCTTCTGCCCGGCCGTGACGGCGGCCTCGACGTCCCCGAGCGGGGGTGTGTCCGTCGTGCTCATGCGTGGTTCTCCTGCCTGTCGATGATGCGGGGCTCGGCGGGTGCCGGGACCTGCTGCAGCCCCTCGAACGTGGGCTGGTTCGGGTCGTCCTTCACGAGAGACCCGGTGGGGGTCGCGTAGAAGATCGACGCGCGGCGGTCGTGGATCGGGACGGTCTTCTTCACCAGGTCGGTCACGGTCAGCGCGCCGCCGCCGTTCTTGAGCGGGGTGACGTTGATCGTGAGCGTCACCGAGCCCTTCTTGCCGGTGTCGCGGACGGCTGCGACGACCTCTGCGAGGGCGTCGGTCAGCTCGTCGTGGGTGCGTCCGTTCGCCTGTTCCCGGAGGAAGTCCGCGAAGGGGCGCACGTGCCCGGGGTCGGTCATGTGGGGGGTGTCCTCTCGTTCGGTGGTGCTCGGGTGGGTGGTCAGGCGGTGCGGAACGTGCGCATCGCGTCGTCTGCGGGTGCGCCGGACGCGTAGGCGATGAGGGCTGCCGCGGTCGCGTCAGCGCGGTGTGCTGCCGCTTCGGCGGTTCCAGCGCGTGCGGTGGCGTTAGCGGCGTCACGTCGGGCGTCGAGCGCGCGTCGGTGCTCTCGCAGGTACCGGTCGTTCGCTGCGGACTCGGCGGCAGCGGACCGGTTGATCTCTGCGGTGATCGCGGCCTGGGTGGGCGCTGCGAGCTCGACGAGCCACCAGCCCCCGAGGGTGACGAGCGTGCACGCCAGGATCGTGGAGCCCGACATCGGGTTGCCGGTCAGTGCGATGACGACACCGGCGGCGATGGTCATCGCGGCGAGGGTGACTCGCGCTCGGTGCGGGAGTCGGCGGTGCAGGTGGTGAAGCATTCGTGGTCCTCCGTGAGGGTGGAGCAGATTCTTGGACGGCGTCTACGTTCGGTAGACGTTGTGGGGTCGGCTACTTCGTGTCGAGGGCGCTGAGGTCGCGCAGGAGACGGTTCGTCGCGTCGATGGACTTGCGGACCTCGCGGACGGTCGTCGCGACTGCCACACGGAGGCGGTCGGACTCGACGAGGGCGTGCAGGTCGTCGGCGATGTCACCGATGCCCATCACGCGCAGGTTCTTCACCATGCGGTGCACGTCCCGCTCGGCCTCCTTCAGGACGGTGTCCGCGACGCCCGCGAGCTCGTGGTCCTGACCGCATCCGGGGCACACTGGGGTGCCCGGTGCGGTCACGCTGGGGGCCTGCCGGTCGGGGGCAGGGTTGGGGGTGGTGCCCCCGGCGAGGATCCAGTCGGTGAGGGCCGTGAGGTGCGCCCACATCTCGGGCGGGAGCATCTGCGCTGCGTTGAGCACGGCGACGTTCAGGATCGCGAGGGAGGCACCCTCGAGCGCGTCGAGGCGTCGCGCTTGTTCGGTCGTGAGGTTCGTGTGGGTCATCGTGAGGGTCCAGTCCTGTTCAGGCCGCGATGGTGTTCGCGGCGAGGGTGAGGCGCGCCGCGAGCTTGAGCGCCGTGTCACGGGTCAACGGCTCGTCGACCTCGACGTTGATGTACGTCGCGCCGTCGACGACGAGGCGGGAGACGGTCGCGACGACGCGCAGTCCGGGCTCGTCCGTCGCGGTGATCGTGGTGTGGTTGGTCAGCATGAGGGGTCTCCTGTGTGGTGTCAGGCCGCGGCGTCGCGGGCGTAGCGGTTGATGAAGTAGGCCTGGCCCTTGCCGGTGACCTTGGGCGTCTTCGAGACCGTCACGTGACCGTCGCTGTGCGTGATCGCGGTCTCCTTGATCACGAACAGGCCAAGGTCCATCGCACGCTGCGTGGGCATGTTCCAGTCGGTGCCGCGGCGACGGATCAGGAACCCGTCCTCGCGGAGCCGCGCGAAGAGCCGCGTCCCGCCGATGTTGACGCCGTTGCCGCGCATGATCTTCGCGAGCTCCCCGACGAGGACCGTGGTCTCCGACGCTGCGACCGCGTCCGCGAAGATCACCTTCGGCGCGTCCGCCTCGACCCGGGCGGCGAGAGCCGCGCGCTGCTCCCGCTCAGCCTTGAGCTCGGTCAGGACCCGGATCATCACGTCCGGGTCCGCAAGCATCACCTCCGCCGCCGCCGGGGTGGCGTACACGCCGTGCCGGCGGATCGATGGGAGCACCTCGTGCGTCACCCAACGCCGGAACGGGACGGCGGTCGGAGAGTCGGAACGGAGCACGACCTCGTACATGCCAGGCACGGAGACGATGTACGCCTCCTGCTGTCGGCCGAGCGAGTCGGTGAGGTACGTCTGGCGTACCCCATCGGGGTCGAGCCGTTCGATGACGGAGGCCGGGCGGCGGACGACGCCGATCGCGGTGAGCAGGTCGCGCAGGACGAACCAGGGCTCGCCGTGCTCGTCGGTGATCACGCGCACGGCCTGGCCGTGGAACGCGTGCCGCACGATGTCGGTCATGTGAGGGGTCTCCTGTCAGTCAGGCGGCGGGCTGCTGCGTCCGGGCGAAGGGCGGCGGGGTGAAGGCGGAGGGCGCGACGCCGAGGCCCTCGGCGAGCGCGAGCAGCTCGCGGAACGTGAACTCGCCCTTGCCCGCGACCTTGCGGTTGAGGGTCGGGTACGGGATCCCGGTCTCGTCCGAGACGGAGCGCTTGGAGCGGCCCGAGTCGGCGATCGCCCGCTGGACCGCCCGGGCCGTCCACTCGGTGATGGACTCCACTCGATTGCTCATGTGAGTAATCATGATGCCCACACCGGCAATGGTCAAGACGGGGACGTTGCCAATCTGAGCATTGCAGTTGCTCGATCTGATCAGTAGAGTGCCTGCATGAGCACACGAGAGCGTGAGCGCGCAGAGATGTTCACCCGGTTCGTCGGCCTCGAGCTGAAGGGCCGGATCATCAGCCAGGGCTTCACCGCACAGGCGGTAGCCCAGGCGAACGGGCGATCAGTCTCCGCGTTCAACCGCTGGCTGAACGGGAAGGTAGACATCCCGCTCAGCGTGCTCTGCGAGGCGTGCGAGACCATCGGGATCGACCCCCACGAGGTCGTGGACACTGCCTACAACCGCATGGTCGTCGCGCTCGGCGAGCGCGACGGCGAGCTCTACCCCGCCGCTGACGCGCAGGCCGCTCTCGACGAGGCCGCCGCGCTTCTCGCGATCGGCGAGCGTCACGGTCTCAAGGCCGTGTCGGAGGCCGACTACACACTGGCCGCCTCAGATGCTGATATCGACACCGAGGTCGAGGCTCAGCAGGACGAGGCGTAGGAGCACGGTGGACGAAGTGATCGAGCACGCGGAAGCGATGGGGCTGCGCGTGGTCTGGCGGGACCTCGGCCGGCGGAACGGCGAGCTCACCTCGTCGGGGGTCGTCCTGCTCAACCCCCGGAAGTCGGCGCTGACCCAGCGCGTGACCCTGGCGCACGAGTGCGGCCACCACTGGCACGGTCACGACTGGACCCGCAGCCACGACCGGGACCGCGACGAGCGGCAGGCGGACACCTACGCGGCGCGCCTGCTCGTCTCCCCCGCGGACTACGCGCTCGCCGAGCGGTTGGTCGGGCCGCACCCCGGAGCGCTCGCGCGCGAACTCGGCGTGACCCGACAGCTCGTCGAGTTGTGGCGCGACTGGCGAGCGGCCTCGGCATGTACCGCGTAGGCGCTCAAGGTCGAGCCGCGAGCTCGCGGCCTTAGCCGGTCACCTGGTCCGCCGTGACGTCGACCATCTGCAAGAACTCGTCCTCGGTCACGATGCGCACTGGGATGCCCGCTTCTGCCATCGAGAACGCCTTGGCGAGCTTGCTCGACATCGTTGCGCCGGGCGCGAACGTGCGAGCTTCGAAGTCTCCGGTGACTACGAGGGTCGTCTTCTTCGTCGCGGACTCGGCCACGTCGCCGCCCAGGGACCTCACGAAGCCTTGAGCGACGGCGCGAGTCATGGTGCGCAACCCACCGGTGAAGCACACCGTCTCTCCGACGAGGGCGTCCGCCTGCGCGAGGTTCGCCCATTCAGCAGCGGAAGCTGCTGGCGCGTTCCGGTCTCGAGCGGGCCCGGCGGGGAGCGCTGCGATGAGCTCGGTGATCGTTGACGCGCCGGCTCGGGCCGCGAGCGCCACTGCTACGCGGGCTGCGGCGTCCGAGTCTGCTCGGGCGTCGTGGTGGTCGAACTCGCTGATGCCCAACTCGCGCGCGACGAACGGCAGCGAGTACGAGCCAAGCGAGAGCATCGCGCGCGCGGCCCGCAAGGTGCACATGAACCTGAGGCCCTCGGCGCGAGACCCGTAGGCCTCGGTCGTACGTACGAAGACGGACGAGTCGAACGATGCGTTGTGCGCCACCAGGTAGTCGTCGCCGACGAAGTCGAGGACGGTGGGTAGGAGTGCGTCCCACCGCGGTGCGTCCCTCACGTCGTGCGCTGTGATGCGGTGCACCCACGTGTTGGTGAAGTCCGGAACGTCGTCAGGTGGTCGGATGTACGAGACGAGCCGATCTGTGACGTCGCCATTGCGGATCTTCGTCAGGCCGATCGCGCAAGCGGAACGGCGGTGGCTGTTCGCAGTCTCGAAGTCGATCGCGGTGAAGTCCAGCGGCATCGTGCTGCTCCTCGGGGGTTGGGAGCCCTCACGCTAGTGCTCGCTCGCCTCACCGCGTCGACCCGAACTGGTGGTCACGTGGACGAGTTGCGAGACCGACCATGCGGCGGTGTTCCCGCAGGCGGTGCACCGGGCGCTGATGCTCGTGGGGTTCACCCACACGGCGTGCTGTCCGCACGCCTCGCAAGGGTCCTCGAGACGGTAGGGCCTGGTCCCCTCGCCGGTGTACTGGGTGACGTCGCGGCGCGCGTCCCACAGTGCGTCGGTGAGCCGGTCGCCCGTGTCGGGGTCGGTCTCGTACACGGCGCGCAGCGACGCACCGAGGAACCGCAGCCCGTCGACGGTCCGCCGGTGTCGTGACGTCGCGGCGTCCGCGTTCAGGCCGAGGCGCAGCGCACCACGCACGAGCGGAACGTGCTGCTCGACGACCCGTTCGACCGCTGCGGCAGCGTCGACGACGCCGATCCTGATCGGGGCGGCGACGGCGTCCGTTGACCGTCCACCGCCGCCGTGTGGTGCGCCTGCCCCGCGGGCGACCATCCCGATCAGCTCGACGTACCCGACGACGAGGTCATCGACGCATGCCGCCATGAGACGCAGGTACGTCACGAACCGACGCTCGTAGTCGGTCTGGGCGGTCTTGGTGCTCACGCGTGGACCTCCTGTCGGTGCTTGGTCGGCAGGCCCGCGGCCGCGCGGGCGGCGTCGGCACCGGAACGGGCGGTCTGGGCAAGGTGCTCGGGGTGGACGTGGTCGCAGGGTCGCCCGTGGATGTAGCCGTCGTCGTCGCACCATCCGCACGCGGCGATCGCCTCGCGTGCGAGGCGGGCCTCGGCGTGCCGGCGCTCGCGCTCGGCCGCGGCTTCGGCCCGGGCAGTCCTGACGAGTGCGGCTTCGTGCGCGCGGCGGGCTGCGCCGCACGAGCCGCACGGCGGCGGGACGGCGTCGAGCTGGTGCAGCGGGCAGCGGTCGGGGTGCAGCGGGGGCGGAGGCGGCGCGGGTCGTCCTCCGAGGTCTTCGTAGGGAGAGAGCTCCCCGACCACCGCGTGGGGCGCGTCGTCGCGCTCGCGCACGCTCTCCCGGTTCAAGGGAAGGTTCAAGGACGGTTCGGCGGGCACTGGTGTCCCCCCGTTCCGGACGCCGGTGTCCTCCCGTTCGGACGCCTGTGTCCCCCCGTCACCGGAACGGGAGGACGTGCATGTCCGCCCGTCGATTCGGTGGTTCTTCGACCGGTCGCACTCGTCGGGGCACGTCAGGACGACCTCGTAGAGGTTCGGGCGCTGGTCGCCGCGGGTGTTCCGGTCACCGCCTGCGTTGACGTGGACGACGATCTCCCCCAGGTCGACGAGTTCGGCGATCGCACGTCGCACGGTGCGCTCGTTGACACCGCCTGCGTACTTCGCGAGGGTCGCGACGGTCGGCCACGCGCCACCGTCGCCGTCGTGGTTCGCGATGCCGAGCAGGACAAGCTTCGTCGTGCCCTGCGCGCGCGAGTGATGCAGGGCGAGCGACATGGACTCGACGCTCACAGGAGGGGTCCTTCCTGGTACTCGACGCCGACCTCGGCCGGCTCGAGCGGGGTGATGATGATCCGGATGCGTTCGGGACCGTTCGGGTACGTGCGGCGCAGGTGGGGGCCCTCGACGAGCCCGTCGCAGTCGTCGATGAGCACGCCTGCGTCGACGATGCCGTCGATGAGCGCCTTCACGGTGGGCACGAGGTTCCCGGTGTCCCGTCGTCGGTTGTTCGGGAACCGGAACTCGACGCGGATGACCACGGGCTGCAGGAACGGGCGCGGCATCGACGAGAGCCGGGCGAGGTCGCAGCCGAGGGACCGCCACGGCGCGGCGAGCCGGCCGAGGTGCCGGGTCTCGCCGCGCAGCGCGTTGAGGTTCAGCAAGCCGCCGGGGAAGTCGCGGCGCGTGATCGTGAGGATGTGCGCCGTCATCCCGCCCTCCGCTCCGCAGAGACAGCGCCGGCGACCGCCGCGACGACGTCCGGCCGTCCGAGGCGGCGTGCTGCGCGGTCGACAGCACTGACCGTCACGCCGCACCGACGCGCCGCGGCCGCGGCGGGCTCGCCGCTTCGGACCAGGAACATCCACTCGTCGAGGTCGAGGTGCCGCGCCGGTGCGCCAGTGTTGGGCTCAGCTGCGGGGTCGTCGATGGTGTCGTCGTCCCATGCGAGGGGCGACGCCCACCCGGCGCGCCAGGCGGTGGTGCGTGTCGTCTCGGACGCGCCTGGTGTCATCGACAGCGCGTCGTACAGCTCGCGCACGACACGGTGTGTGTCCGCGCGGACCGTGGCAACCCTCCCGGAGCGGATGACGGACAGCGTCATCATCGGCAGACCCGAACGCTGGTGAAGGGCGTCGAGGCTGTATCCGACGCGGGCGAGGGCACGCAGACGGCGGCGGGGCCCGTGTGCACCGAGCATGCCGTCCGTCGGCCAGGGTGCCGACGCGAGTAGCGCCTTCTCGCTCGCATGCGTCCACGTGCCTGGGGCCCCGTGAGCGCGGCGGTCGAGCGCACTGCGGATCGTCCGCTCAGGGAGCCCCGCAGCCGACCCCACCGCGAGTGGTGACCACCCGGCGGCGATCCGTGCATCGACGAGCTCCCACACGGCTGCGGTCCGCCGCTCGGGCAGAAGGCCCGCCCGGGCGGCCTTCGCGAGCCGGCGCTTTCGCCGCGCGCACGGCGGGCACATGCACAGCGTGAACAGCGACCCTGGGCGTCGGATGCACTCGGTGCTCACCTCGGCACCCCGCAGAGCGCCTCGACGACCTTCGCGCCGAGGTAGTGCGCGACGTTCGACGCGACTGCGTTCCCCGCCATCATCGTGTTCTCTGACGAGTTCCCCGTGAACTCGTAGTCCACCGGGAACCGCTGCGCCGTCGCGTGCTCCCGCCACGACAGCATCCGGAACCGGTAGTCCGAGACGTCCATCGACTCGAGGTCATCCATGTCGACCGTCGGCCGCTTCCGCACCGGCACGACGAGTGACACGTTCGGGCGGGCCACGACCGTCGGCAACGGCTCCGTGATGGGCTTGAGCATGTGCTCGACCCGCGGGTAGTCCACCCCGCCGTGGTGCTTCTGGATGAACGCACCGGGCGGGACGGCGAGGCCCTGGTGGTTGCCGCCAGCCGTCACCGCACCGAGCGGGTTCTGCACGGACTTCGCGGTCCCGGTCCCGTACAGCTCGGTGATGAACGGCATGACCAAGCCGTCACCGACCTTCGTGGAGCGGGTCGGCAGAGGCCCCTGGTCCGGGCGGAACGCTCGAGCGTCAGCGCCACCGTGGTTGACCGACACCATGAACGGCGGGGTCGCGATCCCGTCCCCTGGGGCCCCGGAGCGGGTCATCAGCGGTGCCCCGTGCGCGGGCAGGACCCGGTAGTACGCGGACGGGTCACCGAACGCCGGGTGTGCGGGCTTCGCCGCATCCCACGTGTGCCCCGAGTGCGCGACCACGTTCGTCTCACCCGCGAACATGCGGGCCCCGACCCGGATGCGGCGCAGGGTCGCCTCTGCCAAGGGCCGCGGCCGGTCACCGATCCGCGTCCCCAAGTCGGCCCAGTCGATCGCGTCCGCCGCCGGTGAAGCGAACGGCTCGACCTGCGCCGGGCGGTGCGCCCCCTCCGTGCACGCGTAGTAGTACTGCGGCCCGTACTTCCCGAACCGCTGCCCCGGCTTCTTCCACACCTGCGTGGCCCGCACGACGGTGTCGCACTGCGGGCACCATGCCTCCGGCCGCGGCCGGACATCCGGAACCGGCACACCCGCTCGGACGAAGATGAAGTAGACCCGGTCACGCCACTGCGGCGCGTACGGGTTCCCCGGTCCACCGATGTGCGCCGCGGACACGCTCAACGTCTCGCACCGGTACCCGAGGTTGTCCATCGCGGTCATCCACGCCTGGAACAGTTCCCAGTGGGTGACCTCCATGACGTTCTCGACGATCACGATCGGGAACCGGCGGGCCTCCGCGGCGCGCACGACGTCCCACATCGTCATTCGCGACCGCTGACCGGCGTCGTTCGGGACGTACTCGTCGAACAGGTCCAGCGCGGGCTGGCGAGGGTTGCGGCGACCGCCGGCCGGGGAGTGCCACGTGCACTCCGGGCTCATCCACGCGACGTCGATGTTCCGCGGGACGAGGCGCATGTCGTAGTTCGAGATGTCCGCCTGCACGTGGTCCGCGTGGCGATGGTTGGTCGCGTGGGTCTCGATCGCACGGTCCCAGTGGTTGTACGCCGACACGAGCGTCAGACCCGCTTCGACCAGCCCGGTCGACGAGCCGCCCGCACCGCAGAAGAAATCGACGAACGTCAGCCCGCAGCCGGGCATGTGGGGGTCGGCCTTCATGCGATCCAGCCCGTCTGGTCGCTCGTCTCGGTCTGCTGGACGGTCACGGCGCGCCAGAGGTGCGCGGGCTGCCCCATCGACGACCTCCCGACGGCATCGGGGACCTGCTCGACCTGCCCATCACGCACGAGTTCCTTCGTGCGGGTCCGGATCGACGACGCGGAGGCGGCGGGGTAGCCCGCCCCGTGGGCGATCCGACGGTTGTAGCGCGCGACGATCTGGTCGTGTGTCGCGGGTCCGTCCTCGGTGAGTACCTCGAGGACGGCGGCTCGGATCAGCGGGGACCGCTGCGGCTGCTTCGCGGCGGCGGCGTGGGACGTGGCGGGGTCGCCCCTGCGGGCGAGGGTCTCGGGGTTCACGGGTCAGGCTCCCTTGGGTGCGTCGGTGAGGGTGTACCGCTCGCCGGGCAGGACCCAGCGGCGGCCGTGCAGGTGGAGCGGGGTGGTGTCGGGGTCGGCCCAGGACGGAACCATGAAGCCGACGGCGGTCGCTGCGGCAGGGTGCTCGTGCACCCAGCGGTGGTGTGTGCGGCAGAGCGCGACGAGGTTCGGCAGGGAGTCGGGTCCGCCGCGGGACCGCAGCTGCCGGTGGTGGGCGTCCCACGCGTCGCCGGGCAGCGGGACGCCGCAGAACTCGCAGCGCCCAACCGCGCGCACGTACACCTGGTGGCGCAAGCTCCTGTCCATGGCGGGCCGCCGCAGCGGGCGCATCCGCTTCGCGCGGGAGCGCGCGAGCGGTGTGGTCCCGCGGAGCGGGGTCATCCGCTTCACCGCTGGTCGTCCGTGGGGTCGCTCGCTTCGACGACGACCGGGTGCGCGTCGGTGAGGTCGGCGGGGATCACGACGACGGCCTCGGGCCGCAGCGGGTCGAACGCCGCGGACGGGATGCGCAGCGTGACCTTCACGACGACCGTCCCGCCGCGCGGCTTCCCCGGGCGGGTCTTCGTCATCGCGACGACGGTCGCCTCGGTGACCGCACCGTCGTACCGGCTGGTCTCAGGGTCCCAGCGCCGCTTGCGGGGCTCGACCTGCAGGTAGACCGGAACGTCGACGGTGACCGCGGTCACGGCTGACCGCCGGTGAGCAGGTCGAGCAGGTCGGCCAGGACGAGGTCGCCAAGCTCGAGCGGGAGCGCGACGTCGTCGGTCGCGAGCGCGAGGGACGACGCACCGGCGAGGGTGAAGCGGCGGTGGCCGGTGGCCTGCACGACGACGTCGGCCTCGAACGCCAGGTCCCGCTGGGTGCGGACGCGGCCGAGGGCGTCGTCGACGATCCCGGTGTCGTCGGTGCGGGCGGTGAGGACGACGGGTCCGGGGTAGGTGCGCAGGACGTTGAGCAGGTCGTCCCACGCGGTGTTGACGGCGGACCATCCGCCGCCGGTGAGGTCCCGGCCGCCGCGCTGGGCGGAGCGGGTGAGCACGGCCCACAGGGACGTCGCGCCGTCGATCGCGAGGATGTTGTAGCCCCCGTCGGCGGGCGGCTGGTCGCACTCGGCGGCGATCGCGGCGGTCAGGTCGGCCCACGTGTTGTCGTGCTCGACGAGCTCGAACGTCGCGCCGGGGATCGCACCGTATGAGTCCATCTTGCCGCGGTCGCCACCGACCTCGACGACGGTCATGCGCGCGACGCGCTCGTCGGCGGACGCGGCGGCGAGCGCGTAGGACTTGCCGGACTTCCACCCGCCGGCGAGCAGCACGAGCGGGTGGGAGGTGGTGCCCGTGGCGGGGCGGGTGCGGCGCTCGCGTGGCGTCGTGGATGTGCGGCCGGTGGCTGCCGCGACGCGCTCGGCGAGCGCGGACGGGGTTGCGAGGGTGCTCATGCTGCGGTGGTCTCCTTGGTGCGGAACGAGCGGCCGGTCTTCGTTGGCCGCCAGGTCGCGAGCACGGTGCCGTGCTCGTCGGTGAGGGCGGTGTGGTCACCGAGGTAGGTCTTGACCGCGAAGCCGTGGACCTCCATGTCGTCGACGGCCTCGTCGCGGCGGCGGCGCGCGTCGACGTACTCCGCGAACGAGGCGAGCGTCGGCGGGTCCGCGGGCTTCGGGTCGAGGTCGAGGTCGCCCGGGAGCGCGAGGACCAGGTCGTCGCGGTCCGCGAACGTGAGCGGCGGCCGGACACCGTCGACGACGTGCCGCTGCCACCACTCCCCCGCGTACGCGATGACTGTCTCGATGACGGCGTCGTCGCGGTCGACCCGGTACGGCTCGGGCATGTGCTGGCCGCCGACGAGCACCGCGACCCACAGATGGTCGAGCCCGGTGACGGCGAGCTGCTGCTGAGCCTGCACGAGGATGTGCACGGGCGGGACGCCGTCGAGCCAGTGGTGCCGGTACATGTGCTCGGACACCGTCTTGACCTCGAGCGCCGACGTCGGGACGCCACCGCGGGAGCGGCGCGGGACGAGTAGCCGGTCGAGCGTGGCGAGCACATGCGGGTGCTTCTCGTGCACGAGCAGCCCGGGCGTCGGCGCGAGCTTCCCGAGCTCGGGGTGACGGCGCGCGAAGACCCGCGCGACGACCGCCTCGAGGTCCGTGCCCCACTCGGCGGCCTCACCGACGCCACCCTCAACGGGCGGCCGGTCGGACGTCTTCTCTCGCCACACGCTGTACGGCGTCTTCCACGGGTTCACGCCGAGCACGCCCGACGTCTCGGACGCGCCGAGCCCGAACCTCCGCGCGGCGAGCCACCGGCCACGAGCCCGGGCGTAGGCCGCCGCCGGGAGGATCAGACGCCCGGCAAGGCCTGGCACGCACCCGCCGGTCACGGCTCGTCGTCCACGTGAGACGGACAGAGCTCGGTGCCACAGACCCGCGCCTCATCGCACCGCTCGGCCTCGTCGATGCGCGTCGCCGCGATGACGGTCGCGGAGCACGGGCCCTCGTGGCAGGTACACGCGCAGTCGACGACCTCGTCGGTCGACTCGTCGAGCGCGAACCCAGCGCACGCACGGCCCTTGCCGACGACACAGTCAGGCGAGATAGGCAGCGAGTCGTCGAGCAGCATGGTCACGCCACTGCCTTTCGTGCAGTGGCGTCCAGGACTGCAGCGACGACCTCGCTGCGCCGCTTCATCCCGCGGCGAACTGACCGAGTGATCGAGCCGCGGTCCGAAGCGGTGACCGTGTAGCCGGTCCACACGGCGTCGTTCTTGTGCCACCACGAGTCGTTGATCTCGACGAGCCAACCGTCGGCGCGACGGATCGTGATCGACCGCGAGACGCCGTGCCTCACACGCCCGTAGTTCGACTCGCTGTAGGCGCGCTCGTCGACCCTGACGACCTCCACGCCAGCGGCGGCGAGGTCAGCCGCGAGGCGGTTCCAGCGCTCGGCGCTCATCACGCGCCGCCGATCATGTCGCCGTTCTTGTGCCGGAAGAGGACCGACACCGGCTGCCCGTAGTGCTCGGCGATCGCCTCGGCGCGCTCGAGGCTCGTGGGCTGCCCGCCCATGATCTGCCCGATGAGCGCCTTGGAGCAGCCGACGGCCTGCGCGAGGTCGGTGTAGGACGACTTCCCATCTCGGTATGCGGCACCGAGCGCGGGCGTCGGGCTGACCGTGCAGGTCGGGGCGGGAGCGGTGGGCATCGGTGGACCTCGCGGAGTCGTCTAGCGTTCGTGGACGTTCGTCAACGTAGTCCGCATCCGCGCCGGTGTCTAGTCCGCTTGGACATGTAACCTGCTATCGCTAGACGCCTGCCGTCCAGAGTGTCTAGACTCGGCGTCGTCTCCACCCCTTACAGACAGGCGACACCATGACGACCGACGCGATCGGGCTCGACGAGCTCATCCGCCGCCACCAAGACCGCACCGGCGAGTCGTACTCGCAGATCGCGCGCCGAGCCGGCCTCAGCAAGGCGAAGGTCGGGCAGCTCGCGCTCCCCACCGCCCCGCACATGCCGCGCGCCGACACGCTCCGCAAACTCGCGACCGGGCTCCAACTCACCTTCGAGCGCGTGCAGGACGCGGCGATGGTGTCCGCGGGCGTCAGCCCGGACTCCCGCGCGGAGTCGCAGCGGATGTCGCTGCTCGTCGACAACCTGCTCAGCCTCGACGAGGACGACCTCGAGCGCGTCGAGGTGATCGTCGACGCGCTGCGCCGTCGCCGTGGCTAGGCCGCCCCTGCCCGTTGGCACGTGGGGCACGATCCGCGTGCAGGCGTCCGGCCGAGGCTTCCGCGCCCGGACGCAGTTCCGCGACTTCGACGGCGTGACGCGTGACGTCGAGCGCTTCGGTGCGACGAAGGGAGCCGCACGGAGCGCTCTCGCTGCGGCCCTGGTCGAGCGCACCGCTCCGGCGGGTGACGAGATCTCCGCGGAGGCCCGGCTCTCCGCGGTCGCTGTGGTCTGGCTCGCCGAGATCGAGGCGAGCGACCGTGCGATCAACACGGTGCGTCGCTACCGCGAGGTGCTCAACGATCACGTGCTTCCCGGGGTCGGCGGACTCATGGTTCGCGAGGCGACCGTGCCGAGGCTCGATCGCTTCCTCAAGGCGATCGCGACGAACGTGGGCCCGCCCACAGCGAAGCTCTGCCGGACCGTGCTGTCCGGCATGCTCGGCCTCGCAGTGAGGCACGGTGCCGCGCCGACGAACCCGCTGCGCGACGTCGCCGGCATCACGGTCACGAAGCGCGACCCGCGGGCCCTGACGCTTGACGAGGTCGCGGTACTTCGCGCGGCCGTGAAGGCGTGGCAGGAGGGTCGCCCGATCAAGCCGACGGACGAGGACGCGCGCCCCCGGCGCGGTCGGCCGCCGATGGGCGATCTGCTCGACATCATCGACGTGCTGCTCGGCACGGGCGCGCGCATCGGCGAGGTGCTCGCCCTGCGGTGGGAGGACGTCGACCTCGACGAGGGCACGCTCACCGTCGCGGGGACGGTCGTCTGGGAAGACCAGGAGCAGGGCCCCCGTCGGCTCGTCAGACAGGACCACCCGAAGACGGCGACGTCGCGCCGCCGTCTCGACCTCCCCCGCTTCACGGTGGACACCCTCCTGCGCCGCCGGGTCCTGCAGCCGGCGGGCAACCCGCGCGACCTCGTCTTCCCGTCCAGCGTCGGCACGCCACGCGACCCGGGGAACGTCCGCAAGGCGTGGCGCGGCATCCGGGACGAGGCCGGGTTCGGCTGGGTCACGCCGCACACGTTCCGGCGCACCGTCGCGACCCTGCTCGCGCGTCGGGAAGACCTGGCCGTCGCTTCGGCGCAGCTCGGGCACGGGTCCGACGCGGTGACCGCAAGGCACTACGTCGAGCGCACTCACGAGGGGCCGGCCGTGGCAGCGGTGCTCGACTCCCTCGTGTCCCGCCCCACCCCGTGATCCCCGGTTTACCCCCGGAGAACCCGAGAACGCTACCCGAGCCTCTGACCTGCGCGTCTAGCGTTCGCGGCGACCCGTCTAGAGCGCGAGGCATATCGTCTAGGTCGTCTATACATAGCGCGACGTGCGTCTACATTGAACAGACGTTCTACCCCAGAGGTCGCAGGTTCAAATCCTGCCCCCGCTACAAGAAGACGAAGGCCCGGACCGGACGGTCCGGGCCTTCGTCGTTGCGCACGCGCGTCCCGCACCAGGGAGCGACCGCCGACAGCCACGATCGCGAACCCACGCTGGGGCTTGACGTCGCTCGCCGCCGGTCGGGTCTCGACGATCGCGA